TAATATGAGATACAAAGCTAGGGAAAGATACAGCTTCGGCTTCTCTGACTGGCGTGGTATTTTTGGTTCACCAGGTGCTTAATTCTTAAGCAAAAGAACTAATTTAAAGGGGCCTTCGGGCCCCTTTTTATTTGCAATATATATACTAAAAGTTTATACTCACCACACTGCACAATTTTTATAAATAGTCAGCATGGACTCGTGCAGTAGACTGAGTCTCGGACTATGTTGGCGGAATGGAGACAAATAATATGGGAGCTACAACTTACTCAGGTCCATTAAGATCTGAAAACGGTGTACAACTTGTTAGTAAAGAATCAACAGGTGTTGTACACAATAGAACTTTAGGAACAACAACTAAGGATGCTAGAAGAGTTTATTTAGAGGAGTGGTTTTTACAAAGACCAGGAATAAATGCAGACATCGACCAAGTATCAACAGTTGAAGTTCAAAGAGCACTAAACAGAAACTGGGAAGCGCTTGGAACTAATATGACAACTGCACTATGTACGTTTGCTACAACTTCAGGTGGAGTTTTAGCAACAACGGCTGGTGCTGATCAAGACCAAGCAATTCTAACACCACATTTAGACACTGCAGCAACAGCGTGGGCAGGAACTTTATGGGGGACAGAAAACCAAGTACATTTTGAAACATCAATTATGTTACCAGCACTTGATAACCAAAAAGTTTGGGCAGGATTAAAGTTAACTAATGACCAATTAGTTGCGACTGATGCTAACCAAGTATACTTTAAGTATCAAACAGATGCTACTAACTCAGAAGCATTTACTGATTTTGCTAAATGGCATTTTGTTCACAGTATTGGTGGAACTGACTACATTAGTCAACTACCTATTGATGTTGCAGCAAACACGCCTTATCATTTAAAAATAGAAATAGACTCTGCTAGAAAAGCGTCAATTTTTGTAAATGGTATTCAGTATAATGTAACAACTACTTCTGGTTCAACTGGTGGCACAGCAGTAACAACAGGTACTACTACAACAGCAGCTTTGACTGACGATATAGATTTAATTCCTTATGTTGGAATTGAAGCTGGAGCGGCAGCAGCAGAGGCAGTTAACTGTCACTATGTGTGTTGCAGCAGAAACGTTTACGAATAAAAATAAATAATGTGGGCCTTCGGGCCCACAGTTTCTTGATTAAGGAGGGAAACAAATGGCGGATACAGTAACAGGACCAACGATCATGCAAGAAAATGATCAACGCGTGGTCATTAAATATGTAAATCAATCAGACGGCTCAGGTGGAACAACAGTGTTTGGGGATGTGTCAACAATGGCAACAAACTCACACGGTGATTCTTGCCTGCATTTAGTTCTTTTAAGAATATGGTTTGCATGTGATACAGGAGACGGTGGAGATTCATACTTACGTTTAGACGAAGAAGATGATGATGGTGATATTCCTATTTTAGGTTTAACAGGCACAGGCTACTGGGACTTTAGAGAGTTTGGTGGGTTAAAAACAGATAAATCAGCAAACACTAATCAAAGTGATGTTAACGCGGTGGTACCAAGCACAGCTGATGCTGGAAACATGTACACTATTGTAGCAGAGTTTAAAAAACTATATTAAGGAGTAGCATATGCCTAACACTACTTCAGGAACAGCAACGTTCGACAAAACTTTTTATATTGATGACGTTTTAGAAGAAGCTTACGAACGTATAGGTATTCAAGATCTTAATGGTTACAGATTAAAATCTGCAAGACGTTCTTTGAATATAATGTTTCAAGAATGGGGAAACAGAGGTTTACATTATTGGCAGTTAAGAGAAACAAATATAGATTTAATTGAAAACCAAGCTGAATATCATTTTTTTAGAAGCGCTGCAGATGACACGTCTGACAGCAATCGTGCACAGGCAACTACTAATCAAACAGCATCTACTATTTATGGTATGGATGATGTTCTTGAAGCAACTTACAGAACAAACAGAACACAAAGCACACAACAAGATACTGTTATGACTAAAATAGACCGTTCTACTTATTCAGCGTTAGCTAATAAATTAAGCACAGGAACACCGACTCAGTATTATGTACAACGTTTTGTAGATCGCGTCACAATTAGCGTTTACCCTGTTCCTAATTCAACAGCTGCATCTAAAGATATGCATATTTATTATGTTAAAAGAATGGATGATGTTGGTGACTTTACAAACGCAGGTGATGTACCTTATCGTTTTGTTCCTTGTATGGTATCTGGTCTTGCTTATTATTTAGCACAAAAAGAAAAACCAGAAGCAGTTCCTCAAATGAAATTAATATATGAAGACGAATTAAACCGTGCATTAGTTGAAGATGGTTCTTCTACTAGCACACACATAACACCGAAAGCGTATTACCCAAATGTCTAATTTTGCATCAGGAAGAAAATCAAAAGCAATATCGGATCGTAGCGGTATGGCTTTTCCATATAAAGAAATGATTAAAGAATGGAATGGTTCGTTTGTACATCAATCAGAGTTTGAAGCAAAACACCCACAAATACAACCAAACGCACATCCTGCTGATTCTCAAGCTTTACAAAATGCAAGACCAGACAGAGAAGAAAATGCCGTTCCAAACTTATTAAAAACAAATCCTTTTAAAACAGGTTCTGCTAGTTCTTCTACGATTACAGTTACAGAAGTAAGTCATGGTAGATCAAGTAGTGATACAGTTAGGTTTAGAGATGCTATTGGTTTTGATGGTATTACAGCCGATAAAATTAACTTAGCTGCTGGATATACAATAACTGTAGTGGACACAGATACATATACTTTCTCAGTATCGACAGATACCGCAACAACTGGTAGTATTAACGGGGGAGGGTTTAGGGCTTACGCTGGTCCGGCCACATTAGTAGCATGACAACATATTCAGAACTAGTAACACAAATAAGAGATTATACAGAAACAGATAGTAATGTTTTAACAACAGCTATTGTTAACGATTTTATAGAACACGCTGAAATGAGGTTGTTTAGAGAGGTAGATTTAGATGTTTATAAACAATATAAAACAACAACTATGACTGCTTCTGATCCTTTTGTTTCTATGCCTGGATCAACACCTTCTGCTTTTGAATTTACAAATAGTCTTTCTATATATAGTGCTTCTGGTTCTTTAGGTGGTTTAACTGATAATGAACGTTTGTTTTTACAAAAAAAAGATCCATCATTTATTAATGAATACTGGCCCAATAGAACAAGCACAGGAATTCCAAAATACTATGCAAGCTGGGACAACGATACAATACTTATTGCTCCTACACCAAATGCAGCATATACAATGGAACTTTCATTTAATGCACAACCAACAGCATTATCTTCTAGCAACACGACAACTTGGGTTAGTAATAATGCACCACGTGCTTTATTATATGCTTGTCTTGTAGAAGCATTTAAGTTTTTAAAAGGCCCTGATAATATGTTAGGAGTATACGAACAGTCTTTTAATGATGCTGTTAAAACATTAGCAACAGAACAGATGGGCAGAAGAAGAAGAGATGAATATAGAGATGGAGCAATAAGAGTACCTATTCCATCTACAAACCCTTAAGGAGAAAAACAATGGCAAACGCAATTAGTAACGTATTTAAACAAGAACTTTTAAAAGGTAATCATGATTTTGATGGAGGAGCAACTTACAAGTTAGCATTATTTACTTCTTCAAAAACAGCGACTGCTTCAGACCCTACAGCTTATAATGATACAAATGAGCAAGCAGATACTGGAACTTACTCAGCAGGCGGAGGCACATTAGCAAATCCTGCAGTAACTGGAGGTTCTTCTGCAACAACTGCTTATGTAGATTTTGACGATATATCTTTTACAACAGCAACAATAACAGCGAGGTACGCACAAATATATCGTTCTGATGGTAGTGCACCAACAAATAATTCAGTATGTATTTTAGATTTTGGTGGAGATTTCACAACAACCGCAGGAACATTTACAGTTCAGTTTCCGTCTGGTGGAACAAGCACAGCAATATTGAGATTGGCTTAGAGGTGTAAATGGCATTAGTCCTTAACGATAGAGTCAAAGAAACTTCAACTACAACAGGTCAAGGTACATTATCTTTAGCCGGAGCAGCAACAGGTTTTGAAACATTTGTAGCTGGTATTGGTGACGATAACACAACTTACTATGCTATTGTTCACGCAACAGACGGTACATGGGAAATAGGTATTGGAACAGTTAATGATTCTTCTCCAGATGAGTTAGCTCGAACAACAGTTATTGACACATCAGCAGGAAACACAACTAAAATTAGTTTTGCATCAGGTACAAAAAACGTATTTTGTACGTTACCTTCTAGTAAAGCAGTATTTTTAGATGCAGACGGAGACGTTACACTAGCTGCTAATTTAAGTGTTGGAGGAAATTTAGATGTTACAGGAACTTTTGATTTAAGTGATTCAAACTTTACAAACGCTGGCGACATACAATTAGATTCAATTACAGGGGACGGAGATACTAATACTAAAATTACATTTAGTGGTTCAGATGTAATTACAGTAACAGCAGGAGGAGACAATCAAATTACATTTACAAATGGTGCAATTGTACCATCTACCGACAATGACATAGATTTAGGTACAAGTTCTGTAGAATTTAAAGACGCATTTTTTGATGGTACGGTTACTTCTGATGCATTTGCAGGACCGTTAACCGGTGACGTAACAGGAAACGTATCTGGCACCGCGGCAACTGTAACGGGTGCAGCTCAATCAAACATTACTTCTTTAGGAACACTAACAACACTTACTGTAGATAATGTAATTATTAACGGTACGACGATTGGTCATACAGACGACACTGATTTAATGACGGTAGCTGATGGAGTATTGACTGTAGCAGGTGAAGTGTCAATGACAACTCTTGATATCGGTGGAACAAACGTAACATCTACTGCAGCAGAATTAAATTTAGTAGATGGTATTACAGCAGGAACTGTTTCGGCTTCACTAGCTGTAATTGCAGATTCAAACAAAGATATATCAGGTTTTAGAAATGTAACTTTAACAGGTGAACTAGATGCAGCGACATTAGATTTATCCGGAGATGCAGATATTGCAGGAACTACAAATTTAGACAACACAGACATTGATGGTACACTTACTGTAGATGGCACAGCTATTGATTTTAATGCTACATCAACATTAGCTATAGACAATACTAATACATCAAACGGTATTACAATTGGTACATCTACATCAGGGGTTCCAATATCAATTGGACACTCAACATCTGAAGTTACAGTTAATGACAATTTAACAGTGACCGGAAACTTTACGGTTAGTGGTACAAGCACAACAATAGATTCAACAACCGTTGCAGTAGCAGACGCTATGTTTAAACTTGCTAAAGATCAAGGTACAAGTGCTGATGCATTAGACTTTGGTATTTATGGTCAGTATGGTGTTGGTGGTACAGCTAAATACGCTGGTATCTTTAGAGATGTAAGTGCAACCGGTGATCCATTTACTTTCTTTGATACATTAGAAGCAGAACCAGGCACAACTGTAAATACAAGTGGCACTGGTTATGATTTAGCAGACATCTCTGCAGGAGGTGCAACTTTTGCTGACAATGTTACAATTACAGGTGATGCTGACGTTGATGGTACACTAGAAGCAGATGCAATTACTGTAAACGGAACAGCTTTAAATACGGTTATCGCAGGAGTTACTGTTACAAATGCAACTACAGCAGCAGTAGCAACAACAGTAACTATTAGTGATAACGAAAGTACAAACGAAGATAATGCTATTGTCTTTACAGCGGGTGGTGATGTAGATGGTGGTAATATAGGATTAGAATCAGATGGTGATTTAATATATAATCCTAGCACAGGAAGACTAACAGCTACACAACTAGCAGGTACATTACAAACTGCAGCTCAAGCAAATATTACATCTTTAGGTACACTAACTACGTTGACAGTCGACAATGTTATTATAAACGGATCAACCATAGGACACACAGGAGACACCGATTTGATGACAGTTGCAAGTGGTGTATTGACTGTGGCTGGTGAGGTTGACGCCACTTCTCTTGATATTTCTGGAGATGCTGATATAGATGGTACATTAGAGGCTGATGCAATAACTGTTGATGGAACTGCTATTGGAACATTGTTTGCAACTCAAGGGGATGCCACAGCTTTGGCAATAGCTTTAGGATAAGGAGAAAATAAAATGGCAAATACATTTAAAGTAATATCATTTGCAGCAGAACCAGCTTCTGCAGGCACAGCATACACTGCGTATACTGTAGCTGCAGATAAAACAACAATTATACTTGGTCTACGTTTAGCTAATTTAAGTGGCTCAGCAGTAACAGCAGAAGTAGAATTGGTTAGTGACACAGGAAGTAGAGGGGGTGCAAACAACGTTACAAATACCACTTCTTTTCTAGTTAAAGACGCACCAATACCTGCAGGCGGAGCACTAGATGTTTTAGGCACAAGTAAAGTTGTTTTAGAAACTACAGATGCTATAAAAATAGATTGTTCCGTGGCTGATAAATTATCAGGCACTATATCCATTATGGAAATATCGTAAGATGGTCGCCACAATTAACACACCAGCTTTTGCAGTGACAAAGTCAGCAGACCAAACTATTAATGATAGCACAAGAACAACAGTAACTTTTGATGTGGAGGATTTTGATACAGATTCTGCATTTGCAAGTAATAAATTTACCGTGCCAGCTGGTAAAGCAGGTATATATGCTTTTCACGCAGAATTGTTTGTGCAGTCTTCGGACGATATAGCTACTTGTCAATTAGATTTGCATAAAAATGATACAACAAATATTGCCGGTACAGAAATATATGACACTAGTGGTACTTCAGGTTCATATATGGCTAGACTATCACATATAGAAAAACTGGCAGCAGGTGAGACCGTAGAAATAAAAATTTTTTCTGATATTACAAGTAATGGCACACTAAATGTTAACCAAAGTAATCAAAACAGCGACAACAGAACAAGATTTCACGGATTTAGATTGGCAGGGTTATGAGTTATATAGGACAACACTTACCACCTGATGCTTTTCACGGTTTTACAACTGACACCTTTACAGGTGATGGCAGTGCAACAACT